ATGCCGGGCGGTATGCAGCTGCAGCCAGTAGCCTGTACCGGCTGGGACAGATGGAAGATGTGCACACCTTTGACAAGGCTATGGAGCTGGCGCAAGGCATGAGCGGCCTTGCTGTGAACACCGATTACGTGCTGGCACAGGACGGTGGACGGGAAGCGCTGCAGCTGGCATGGCTGCAGGGACACGGAGAACTGGAAGCCGGAAAGATGCAGCGCGCAAGCCTTGGCGGAAGGCTGACGGCGGAAAGCACCAGCGGCAGCGGCCGGGTGCTGTATAAGGGAACGATGCGCACGGCAAACGAGGTGGGCACGCAGCTGATCGAACTGAATGCGAAGGCCACGAACACCGATGCGGTGCTGAAAACGGTACTGCAGGGCAGCGACCGGGTGAGGGCTTATGTGGACACCGAGACGGCGCGCATTTTCTTCAGCGACCGGGCAGAGGATGTGTTTGGCACAATCTTGCACGAGGACTACCACTGGTACAACTCACTTGATGCAGAGGGTGCGCAGGCACTGCAGCAGCATGCACTGGAATTTCTGGCAAAGAGCGAGGGCTTTGAAGGCATTGACGAGATGATCCGGGGGAAGCTTTCCGACTATGCACAGCAGGGGCTGAGCTACGAGGAAGCCGCAGAAGAACTTGTGGCGGACGCATGGCGCGGCATCTTCAGCGATGAAGCGAGCTTTAAGCGCTGGGTGGAGTTCCAGCGCGGGCAGGCTGAAAAGAACGCAGGCAAGGCAGGCAGCATCCACAAGGTGATGACCAAGGTGAAGGAGCTTTTGAGCGACATCGTGAGCCGCGCAAAGGAAGTGCTGGCAAGAGACCCGGAGAACAAGGCCGCTCTGAAAGCACAGCGCCTTGCGGTGGCAGAAAAGCGGGTGCTGCAGGACGAATACTTTGCCCATGCGGAGAGGGCTATGGACAGCCTGCGCGCCGCAAAAGAAAACGCCGCAGCCCTTGAGAACAAGGGCGCGGCGGAAGGGACAAGGTTTGAAATCAAGAAAGATGCCGAGGGAGAAACTTACATTCAGATCGACGAGGATATTCTGAAAGGAATCCCGCAGGAAAACTGGAAATCGGTAGTCAAGCAGGCAATCAGAGAACGTTTCCCGGATGGCTTTGTAAGAAACGGCTGGACAATTCTGAACAGCAAAGATGGACGCAATGAGTTTGTCTGGTCGAAGTATTCAAAGGCATTACAGTGGGAAAATGCCACAGCGTATGCGGACAAGATGCGCATGGCTGCCAATCTTGATGAAATCATTGCAACTGCGGATGAGGTGTACCGCGAGCCCGCAAATCACAAAAATGCGGAAGCCTTCAACCGCGGAAGAATTAAAATCCGCGTGGGCGAAAACGCGTATGAGGCAGATGTGCTGACAGCCATCAAACCGGATACACGGGAGATTTTTTATGATATTGTTAACATCAAAGAAACAAAAATAAAGCCCTCCGGTGGTACCCACGTAGAATCCGAAGATTCAAGGAGTAGATTGCCGGAGAGCTTTACGGAGACCTTCGGCAAAGCCCACATGGAATCCGAAGATTCGGGGAGCAGCGGGTCGAAGATCTCTAACCAGAGTATAGCACAGGAAGCCGCTGAAAACAAGGGAAATGACGGGACGCTGAAGAAAAATGTACGATATCAGTTGAGCGAGGCAGACGAGCTGACGAAGCTGCGCGACGAACAGCAGCGGCTGGACGAGCAGCGGCGGGAGCTGAAGGAAGAACGCAGTGCCTGGCTGGGAAGCGACGCCGTGAAAGAGATCGAGGCGAAGAAGAAGGCACTGGGGATTTTTTCTGCAGAAGCAAAAGCCTACCGGGACAGCGAAGAATACCAGAATTATCTTGCAAAGCGCAAAGACTACAATGCCCGTATGGCGCAGCTGGAAGACCAGAGCGCTGTGCTGAACGGCCGGATCAAAGAGGCCGGTGCCCGGATGCAGCAGCAGAACGCAAAAAAAGGCAAAGCAGAACAGGCGGTATATGATGCCAAGGCCGAAGCCCACGGCGGAAAGGCGGAATACCGCCGCGTACTGGCAAAAGAACGGTTTGGCACGACAGAGGACTTCAGACGAGCCGGATACATTCTGCCGGACGGCCAGATGCTGGACTTTGCCCAGAATGACCGAACCCGAGATACCGATCACCGGGAGATCATGAGCGTGTTCGGTTCGGCAGAGGTGAAAAATGGAACAGAAGCGCTGAACGAATTTCTGCTGGACGGCAATGTGCGCGTGATGGCTGAAGCACCGGGAGTGGATCTCTCGGCAGACACAGCACCCACCACGCAGCAGCTGGAACAGATCTGGCGAATGGTGCAGGAGCTGGGCGGCGAGAAACGGCAGTTCACACTGGACATCTCCACAGCAGATGGTCGGGTGGCAGCCGGCAAGGAATACAGCGGACGTGTGGATGCTGACCGCATAGTGCGGGAGATCCGGGAATATTACCAGACCGGTGAACTGGCACAAGAAAGCGACCTTGCAAAGTTCCGCTATCAGCTGGCAGAGCAGGCCGACCGGGATGCAAAACGGAACGACCAGCAGATGGCAAGCCGCACCATTGCGGACAAGGCTGCAGCACTGGACACCTTGAGCCAGTTCTTTGGGCTGACACGGGGTGTGAAGGTGAGCCGGACGGCCATTGAAGGACTGGCCAGCCGCTGGGCAAAGGCGAACGGCAGTAAGGCGGACCGGGCCAAGCTTGCGAGGGAGACCGAGGTACTGGTGGACTACCTGAAAGCCGACGGTGCGGACATGGAAAAAGCCAATGCGCTGGCCGAAACGCTGGCGGGAGAAATTCTGGACGGGGCAGTTTACCGCAACAGTGAGCTGTGGGACGAATACCCGGAACTGCACAAGCTGGAATATACCGTGAACAGAAGCGGACAGGCAAAGGCAGAACTGGTGAAAGCATACGGCAGCTGGAGCGAAGCAGTGGCCGAAGCGCGCAGGCACGGCGTGACCTTGCGGCAGGCCGAAAGCGTGCGGGACGGCAACCCGGCACAGCAGTACGAAAGCGTGATCAACGACAACCGCGCTGTGGACGGCACCAGCGACGGTGCAAAGGCATTGTGGAAAGCTGCAGCGCAGCAGGCGGGTGTGGATGGTGCAATGAGCATGGAAAGCACCGAGTGGCTGAATGTGCTGATGAACCTGCACGATGCCATCAAGCCTGCGACTATGAGCCGGTTTGCAGACGATGCAGAGTATGAGGATGCAAAGATCGAACTGGCGGGCAGGATCATCGGTGACATTATGGCGACACCGGAGATGACTGACGCGCAGGCTATCTTTGAGGGCATCCAGCGACACAATATGGATGTGGCAAGAGCCGCAGCAGGCAGCAAAGAACGTGCTGCAGAGGTGGCAAAGGAACTGCGCGGCGTACAGAAAGCACAGCAGCGGGAGTTTGGCCGCAGAATGCAGGAAAACCGGCGCACTGCAAACCAGAACGCCGAAGTACAGCAGATGACCGAACTGCAACGGCAGAACGCAAGAGCGGAAAAGCTGCTGGACCAGAACCTTGAAACCTTTGGTGTGGATGTTTCCAATGTGGGCAACCTGAACGAAAAGCTGACAGTGCTGCGGGAAAGCTATGAGCGGGAAATGAAGCAGGAAGTGAAACGCCTGAAGGCCGAGCGGCAGGAAATGCTGGATGAAGCAAAACTGTGGTATCGGGAACGCATGGGAGAACTGCGGGAGGAAAATGCAGATCTGAGTATGCGGCTACGGGAAGAGCAGCGGCGCGCGGACAAGGCAGAATACAGCCTGATCGTGCAGGAAAATGAGATCATGGAATGGGAGGCGGATAACGAACGTAAGCGGGCCGCATGGGAGCAGAAACAGGCGCAGCGGAATGCCCTTGCCATTGAAACAGCCCGACAGCAGCGGGACGAAGATATTGCCGTTGCGAAGGCAGTAGCGGAAAAGCGAGTGCAGCGGGCGCGGGATGCACGGAAGATGGATGAACTGAAACGCAGCATCCGTCAGAACGCGGCACAGCTGAACCAGATGCTGCTGCGGCCCAGCAAGGACAAGTATGTACAGCCGGGGCTGATCGATGCGGCAGCACAGGTGGCAAAGCTGGCGGACATGACCATTCTGAACGAACGGGCCGTGAACCAGCTGACGAGGCTGCAGGACCGGATCCGGCAGAGTGCGGGCAGCGAGAACAGCCCCAACGCCATGACCGAAGAATGGAAGCAGACCGGCGTGGATACCCTGATCCAGACGCTGCGGGACGACCTGCAGACGACAAAGGACACAAAGCTGACCAAACTGCACGAGCAGCTGGCCGAGGCAGAAGTTTTACCGGACAGCGAGAAAGCATGGGCACTGCAGGAACGGCTGCGCAAACGCATCAAGGAGACGGAGAACCGCACCTATCTGCCCATGACGGTGGATCAGATGCGGATGCTGAAGGCTATTACCAGCTCGACGCTGCATGTGATCCGCAATGCAAACAAGACGGTGAGTCTTGCAAAGGCTGAAGAAGTGAGCGCAATCGCAGAAGGCGCAGCCAGCGAGGTGAATGCCAGCAAGGGCAACCACCCCGGCGGAAAGCTGGACGGCGTGCACAATCTGCTGACAAAGTATCAGTTGGATATGCTGGGCGCGGAGCGGGTGTTCCGTATGCTGGGCGGCTACGCGAAGAACGGCCAGATGGAAAAGATGGCCCAAATGCTGAACGACGGCCAGTACCGGCAGACGAAGATCACCGTGGAAGGCGAAAAGCTGTTTGCCAACGTGACCGGAAAAGAACACGTGAAGGAAATGCAGAACTTTGCAGGCCCGGGCGCAGACCTTGTGGACGTGGGCCTGACCGATGTGAAGGGAAAGAAAGCCGAACTGACCCATGCACAGCTGTGCAGTTTGTACATGCACCTGCACAACACCGACAGCCTGAACCACCTGATGAACGGCGGACTTGTGATTCCGGATGCAAAGCTGTACAACAAAGGTGACATTGAGCAGGCTTACCAGAAGGGACAGACCGTACATCTGGGAATGCTGACGGATGCGGACGGGACCCCGACAGCGGATAGCATCCTGCAGACGGTGGAAGCGGCCATGACTGACTATGACCGGGCATGGTGCGCGGACATGAAAGAGTTCTTCGACAACTACACCACGAAGCTCATCAACGAGACGAGCCTGCAGCTGGTGGGCTACCAGCGGGCAACCGTGAAAAACTACTATCCCATTGCGGTGGATAAATCGGTGCTGGCGACCCAGATCGACGGCCTGAATCTGGACGCGACCATTGAGGGACGCGGTTTCCTGAAGAACCGCGTGAAGAGCGGACAGCCCGTTTTGCTGGAAGAATGCGCAAATGTGGTGCAGCGCAGCCTGCGGGACACGGCGGCGTATGCGGGCCTGGCCGCGCCCATCCGGGACGTGCAGAAGATCCTGAACAGCGGCGTGGAGACGCGGGAAAGGCTTGCAAACCTGAAGAACGGCATCATCAAGGAACAGTGGGGCAAGGATGCGGTGAGCTACATCGATGACCTGCTGACCGACCTGCAGACTACCCAGCGCAAGCGGCCCAGCACCTTTAACAAAGTACTGGGAAACCTGCGCGGAAACTATGCAGGCGCAGTGCTGACGCTGAACCCGGGCGTTGCCATTGCGCAGGCGGCAAGCCTGCCCACAGCAGCGGCCGTACTGGGCGGCGACACCATGGCGGCAGTGGTACCCTTTGTGAAGAACCTTTCGCCCAAGGCGCGGACAGCGCTGGAAACGGAGATCAAAGAGCACGGAGACGTGCTGCTGGACTGGCGCAAGCGCGGCAGCCAGAACGGCGAGCTTGCCAGCATTGGCAAGCAGGAAACATTGGCGGAAAAGGGCATGGACAAGCTGCCGAACTGGCTGACCGGCTGGATCAACGGGATGGACGAAGTGACGGTAGCAGCCCTGTGGGAAGGCAGCAAGCGATACGTGCAGAACCACACGGCCGAGTTTGAAGGCGCGGAGGTGACAGGCAGCCCGGCCTATTGGGAAGCGGTGAACCGCACCTATCAGAAGGTGATCGAGCAGACACAGCCCAACTACACCGTGATGCAGCGGGCGGGCATTCAGCGCAACCCTAACGAACTGCTGAAGCAGCTGACCATGTTCACCACCCAACGTTTCCAGAACTACGGCATTCTGGCGGATGCCATTGGCGATTACAGGGCACAGGCGGAACGCTACCGGCAGAACCAGAGCGATGAAAACAAAGCGGAATTGCAGCGGGCAAAAACACAGCGAAACCGGGCTGTTGTGAGCCAGGCGGCACAGACGGCGGTGTTTGCGATCATGAAGATTGGCGCAGATTTCCTTTTGCACCGGTGGGACCGGGAGCAGGACGAAAACGGCGATGTGACCGTGAAGAGCATGTGGAAACGGTTTGCAAGCCTGTACACAGAAAGTTTTGCGGGAAACTTTTTGTACGGAAGTGAGTTATACAGTCTGATCGACAATGCTGTGAACGGTAAGGATTACGACGTGCTGAGTGCAGCAAGCATCAGCGTGGTGAATGATCTGGCCGGAGATGTGCAGAAGTTTTTTGCGGAGTTCCGGAAAGACACCAGTGAAATGGACGAAGAACAGCTGCAAAAGCACCACAATAAGCTGATGCAGCGCAGCATGACGCTGCTGGAGGACAGCTTTGAAGTGGCGGGTGTACCCTACGGCAATGGACGGAAGATTGTAGAAGCGGTAAAGGGCTACTATGGTGACCTTGAAAATCTTGCGCACGGAGGACAGTTCAGCTTTAATTCTGTGCCGCAAAGCGCCACCGGCCAGTATGACCGGCTGTACAACGCCTATGCCGGCGGCGACAGCGACGAAGCAAAGGCCGCAGTGGAGAAGCTGAACGCTATGGTGGAAGCGGGAACCATTGCGGAAAACAAAATGTACAGCCAGCTGAAGAGCCGCCTTGTAAAGTACGACGTGCGGGTGCGGCAGGCTGCTGAAGAGCAGAATGCAGGAAACGACCAGAAGCGGTACGAGCTGGAAAACGAGATGATCGAACAGCTGAGCGAAGTGCTGGGCCTGCCGAAGGGAAAGCGCGGGGATGTGGTGGACTGCGTGACCGGCGCGGTGAACCAGCTGGCCGAAACGCAGCTGAAGGGCGACAACGCCAGCGCGACAGATGACCTTGTGGAAGCTGTGGACAGTTGGGACGCAGGTGCTGTGCAGGAAGAATATGACAGGCTGGCGAAGGCGGGCAAGAGCGCGACGACACTTAAAAGCAAGATCACCGAGACGGCAAAGCCGGAATACCTTGCGGGCAGTGATGCAGACCGGCAGCAGATGGAAGAAATGCTGTTGGCGCTCAAGGACGCGGACGGCAAAGAGCTGTACACGGAGAAAAACTTTGCCCAGTGGGTGAAGGAGGCAGAAAAGAAAGCAGAGGAAGGACCGGAACCGGACCCGTATGCGGAGGTAAGAAAAGAAAAATCCCCCGGCGCGATGAATTTCACGCCGTGGGATTTGTATATGTGGTTCTTTTGAAATGGAAAAGTTTGAAAAAAGTCCGCAGTGTTATTACGGACGTTTGTGTGATAGGCTGAGAAGGACGGAAGGAGGCAGCGGGATGCGGGTGAAAATTATTCGGAAAAACTTTGGCGGTGTGGAGTTTGGCCCGGAGATGCGGGTGCTGCATCTGGGCGGGCAGAGCAGCGCCAATGTGGAAAGGCTGAAGTTTGAGCTGCCGCAGGAGTGGGCCGGATGTGCCGTGACGCTGCACATCCAGCGGCAGGACGGCACACTGCCGACACCGATCCTGCTGGACGAGGAGCACAGCGCAGCAGTGGGCAAGGAATTTACCGCCAGCCCCTGCGGCAGCTGGATGCTGCTGGCTCTGGGTGAGGACGGATACCGGGCGTTGACCCGACCGGCCCGGTATGACTGCTATGAAACACTGAACACAGACGGCGATGCAGAGATCAGCCCGACGCAGTACGAGCTTTTTGTGGCGCGGGTGCTGGGATATGCGACCGGGGCACAGGAAAGCGCAAAGGAAGCGCGGAACGCGGCCGCAGCAGCAAAGCAGGACGCAGACACTGCAGCGACAGCCGGAGCGAACGCGGCAAGGGCGGCAAAAATGGCACAGGAAGCGGCAGGCAGCGCCCAAGGCGATGCGGAGCGGGCGCAGCGGGCTGCAGATCGTGCCGAGAATTTTGCGCCGCCCGAAGATGGCGCGGTGGTAAGCGTGAACGGCAGGGGCGGCGTTGTGACTCTGACGGCGGAGGATCTTGGTGCGGTGGGAGCGAACAGCGCGGGCTACGTGAAGAGCATTTCGCTGACAGACCGCACCCTGACACTGACCTTCGGCGACGGAAGCACGAAGACCATGCAGACCAAGGACACCACGGCACTGGAAAACATGACCGGCATCCTGCCCGCAGCACATGGCGGCACCGGAAAGAATACCCCGTTGACTGCGGACGACGTGGGTGCGGTGGAAAAGGGAAGCGGTGACTACCTGAAGAGTGCAGAGCTGCAAAACGGAGAACTGGTGCTGACCTTTGGCAGCGGCGACACCGTGCACTACACCCTCCCCGCCGCCACCACCACCACGCTGGGCGGTGTCAAGCTGAGTGACGACTTCACGGCAGATGCAGACGGCACGCTGCATCTGGCGGGCGGTACTGCCCCGGACCCTTACCCCGTGGGCAGCATCTACCAGAGCACCGCACGTACAAGCCCTGCCGCACTGTTCGGCGGTACATGGCAGGAGATTGCGCAGAACCGGGTACTGATGGGTGCTGGCAGCGGCCACGCAGCGGGCACCACCGTGGAGGCCGGACTGCCGAACATCACAGGCTCTTTTGTCGCGGATGTAAAAAAGGGTGAACATAAGGTATCCGGCGCATTCACTGCCGGCAGCGAGATCGCAACTACGGGCGAATACAATAACTTTTCTGATGTATATAAGTTCAGTCTGGATGCGTCCAAGTCTAATGCCATCTACGGCCGCAGCGCCACCGTGCAGCCTGCCGCCTACTATGTGCACATCTGGCGGCGCGTGGCCTGAGAAAGGAGGTTTTGAGCGATGATCCCTGTGACATTTGACACTGTGGCAACATTGCAGTTTGGCAGTGAGGGTCACCCGACCAGTCTGCACTTTGCCATCCCGGAAGAGTGGAAAACCTGCAAAATCAGACTCCACCTGCGGCGCAGCGACGGTAGCTTTGTGCCCCCGATGCAGCTGGACGAAAATGGATGCGTAAAAGTAAACCGCAGTGACTCCGGCAAGACCGGCGGACAGTGGATGCTGTCGGCTGAAAGTCCTGACGGAAAAGTATCTTACTCGCGAATCGGCAAATATGTGACCCCCATGGAGGTGACGCAATGAAGATCATTGACGAGAACGGCGCAGCCATTGAGACCCCTGACCTGACGCTTGGGTATCTGGTGGACGAAACCGAACCAGTGGAGCACCCAGCTGTGGAAGGTGTGGAGGAAGTGAGCCACTACGAGACGGTGGCGGAGTACCCCAACGGCGGCAGGGATGTGCGGAAGGTCATCGACGTGCCGGGCGTGCCTA